CAGATTCCTTTGCAAGCTTTTGAGTGCCATCTCGCGAATCTCGTGTTTGGGTAGCCAGAGCATGGTATCTAGTCGATGATTCATCAAGTTGACTGCTGACGGTTTGGTACGCATTACCTTCTCCCAAAACCGCGTCGGTAAGATCCTTATGGCTGATCCCGAGTTTGTCGGCGATAGCATATGCGTTCTGGTCTTGTAATGCTTTTGCTGCCGACTTGATAACCCCGGCGTCGATAGCACCATTGGATTCTTCCAAGGCTTGCGCATAGTTTTGTTGCGCTTGTGCAGCACTCTGGACATGGGTTTGAGACGCGGCGATCACAGCTGAAAGTGCTGCAACCCCCGCAATAAAAAGTCCCACGACAGTGGAAGAGGTTCCGATGGTCATGGCGAACTTGTTAAGACCGCTACTTACCTTGTCGAATACGCTGGTGACACCGTTCCAGAGTTTGAACGCCGTATACACGGCCATGGCTTCGGTCACCAGAGTGGAAAGAACCGGCGTCGGGATGGCGCTGATGACATCACTCACAGCGGTTACAGTGCTCAGCACCACGCCACTCCACGGGCTGAACGCTTGCACCACGTGGCCAGCAGCACCGAACAAGCTCCCTAACGCATTTTCCACGCTAGGTAGCTTTTCGATCAGATAGGCCACGAAATCGCGTGCACCGTTACCGGTACCCCAACGAGCGAAACTCGCACTGGCACGCACTATGCCCTGGTCAACACTCAACATGACCGGCTGCAACTGACGGAATAAGCCCAGTAGACCAGCCACACCATTACTACTGATGGTACCCAGATCACGGCTGAATGTAGCGGTCAGTCGTGACAGGTACGGCATCTGCGAGTTCAATTCACGGGTAACGCCGTTAAACCCTTGCAGGTAGGCGACTGCACTCGTATTGGCGAGGCTGCTCATGCCGTCCTCGATAACATGCAGATCCGCCGAATACTGTCGGCCCGTTACGCTCGCCGCATCCACTGCATTACTGATGCCCTTGTAGGCGAGGATGCCTGCACCGGCCATACCTATCAGCGCGGCACCCGCACCCGCCGCCGCACCAGCAATGGGCAATAACGCCGGGGCCACCAGCAGTAGGCTGCCACGAAGAGCGCCATACGATTTAGCCTGACTGTCGGTAGCTGACCTGTTGGCGTCCTTGGCCGCCGTGTTCGCACTGGTCGCAGCGGTGTCGGAAGCCATCGCCGTACGCCCCGCGGTGACACTGGATGCCTGTTCGGAAGCGGAGCGTGCCGCACTGCTGGCCGCCTCACTGTTCACCGACTGGGAAGCAGCATTCGATACCAGTGCCACATTGTTCTCAGCCAGTACGCGCGACAAACGCTCCTGCGCGTCGGCCTGCTCCTGCTCAACCTGTGTGGCTGCCGCCTCGGCAACCATCAGGGCGGACTGGGAGGCCACACCTTTGGATTGCACGGCATCCAACTGCGAATAGGCGGCGCGCAGGCGGGCAGTGGAACTATCCAACTGTGCCTGGGCTGCGCTCACCGCTTCGATCTGTGCGACGGCGGTACCGGTATCCGCATCCACGAGGATCTCATGACGGCCAGCAGTGACCTGCTCGGTTTTCGCGGCCACGGCCTGGATCTCCGCCAACGCCTCATCGACGGATGCCTGCACGCGCAGGTCGATACGTTCGCTGTCCACCTGGTCGGCCTGTGCAAGCACCTGGTCGAGTTTCGCGGTCGCTTCCGAAACGTTCGCATCAATATGGATGTCATCAGTGTTTGACGTGGCCTTGTCGGTCTTGGCTTCGACCGATTCGATCTTGGCCACGGCCTGATCGGTGTCCGCGTCGATACGGATGTCGCCATCCTTGGAGGTGACCTTGTCCGTCTTGGCCGACACTTCATCGATCTTCGCGATCGCTTCGGAAACATCAGCGTCGATGCGGATATCGTCATCGCCGTGTTTCAGCTCGTCCTCGGCGGTTTTGGCTTGCTGGATGCCTGCCATGTAGTCGGAGATGTCGAGTTTCAGCAGGCCCTTGATGCTGCCGACTTCGGTTGCGGTGTCACTCATCGGTGGTCTCCTGTTCCGTTTCCAAACTGTGGCGGAGCTGCCCGCTCATGTTGAGCAGTCCGATGATGCGGCGTTGCAGCCAAGCCCATGGGCGGGATTCGAGCAGCAGCAGATTGTCGAGTTCGATCCGGTAGTGTTCCTGCGCGTCGATGACGATCTGCTGCCAGTGGTCGATGAGTTGCGGCCAGGTGGGGGCGATTATTCCTGCGTGGGCTTCTTCGGGGAGTTCTTCGTACCATTCGTAGAGTCCGCTGTCGGGGTCGTATCGGCCTCTGCCTGCTTTGCGGACTGTGTCCTCTCCACCGCTTTTGGGTCGCCGCCGGTCTCCCAAATCGCCTCGGCGGTGGCGCGGCCGTTGGTGAAGTCGGCGAGTACGGTCTGGTACACGCGGTTCAACGCCGCATAGCTGACCTTGTCTTTGAGCAATTGACGGTTAACGTCACCGAGGAGTAGTGTCGCCACGTCTTCGACGGTGGCTGTGGTGCCGTCCTGTTTCTTGCTGTCACGGATCCACTGCCATGCCTTCAACCCGTCAGCGGCATTGACTGGCGGGATGGTGTAGTTCTTCCCGTTGATGGGGAGAGTGAGCGGGTCTGGTGCGATGTCTTTGAAGTCTGTGAATGCCATGATTCTCCAATCAGGTATAGGAATGCCCTGCTTCTCGACGTGTTGAAAGGGGATCCCCGCATGGTGGAGAATCAGGGCGTTAAGAAACCATGCGGGGAAGAATCATAAGGTGAAGGTCAGGAGGCTGCTGTGACGGTCACGTCCGCACCGGTGGAAGTGCCTGCCGGAGTGGTGACGGTGAGTGACTGTGCGCCCACCGCGTTCGGTGTGGTGACCACGATCAGACCATCCGACACGACCGTGTACACGGCCGCCGAGGTGGATCCGAACTTGATGGCCGTGGCACCGGTGAAACCGGAGCCGGTCAACTGCAGCAAGGCACCAACCTTCACGGGAGATGGCGATACCGCGGTGATTGCGGGCGCTGAGGTGGATGAGAGCGGGTTCGGGATCTCTTTGCGGGCACCGTCGCCGGTGATTTTGATCTCCGCCTCGTCCAGGTCGGTGACACCGGTCTTGGAGCGGGAGAACTCCACGATGCCGCGGCCTTGATAGGCTTCCGTGCCACCATTCTTGTCATACCAACGCACGTACAGTCGTGCATCCTCGCCGTACTTGTCGGAAGCCGCTCGGCACAGTTCCTGCCCGGGGTCAAACACGCTTGCCGTGGTCTTGCGGTTCGCTTTGATGTCAACGCCCCATGACTGCATAGTGATTTCACTGGATCCCCAACCGTCCGAATCGTAGTCGGAGGAATCCTGCGTGGTGCGGTCAAGAGTCGGGTTGAAATCGTTCATGCCCATGATCTGCACCCAGTTGGTGCCATCCTTGGACACGTCCGCACGGTAGCGGCGTGCAAGTGCTGTAGTCATAATTGTTTTTCCTTTCGATGGGTTTCTAGTCTCTGAACAGCGTGGGTGGAGTGTCCACGTCCACGTTGTATTGATTGGTGGTGATCCACCGTTGTGCTTCGTCCTGCCCGAGGTTCACCGAGTTACGCAGATAGCATTGGTTGAGCGTGCAATCCCCGCCAAGCGCGTACTGGGTGAGTCCGTTCAAACATTCATCGCAGGCGTCGGCGAGCTCATCCGAATCGAGCGGAATTCCGGGCTTGCCACGACAGGCGACCTGCAGCAGGCCACTGTTGTGCGCCTGATCGGGTATGGCGTTCATGGGCAGGTAATTGAGGGTGATGCACCTGCCTGGACTATCGGGCATGGTTTTCAGCACGATAGCTGTGCCGTCACTGCTCACTACGTCGTCCATGGTGTAGATGCCGACCTGTTTCAGATCGAGAAGGCGGGCGATGCCGGTCAGCAGCAGCGTGGTTGGTTGGTATGTCACATGTCCTCCCTCATCACGTCCGCCACGATCTGCATGCACCTGCCGGTTTCGGTCATCATCGGAGTGGTCAGGAAGAACGACTGGCCATTGTCATGACGGAGAGGCTTGCCGTTCGAGGGGCTTGGCACGGGTTTCATACGCCAGAACACCCCATACTCCTGATATCGGGCGTACGGGCCCGGATAGGTGACCGACACCTGCCCGTCGCCGTCCATGTGCACGTCCGCGGAACCGGCGAGGTCACCGGTCTCCTTGGGTGCGAGCATGGCGCTCTGCTGTCGTATATGCTCACCGGCTTGTATGAGACCACGGGTGTATGCGTCTCGTGCCGCGCCTTCGATGTTGGAGAAATCGAATGAACCTTCAAACTGCATGGGCGTTCACCTCCGATACGGTTCAGACGAGACTCACAGTCGTATGATCGGGCAGCTCCAAATCGCCTGAGTCGGCTACGTTGACCAGGACCACGCTGCCTTTCACCGTGCGAGTCTGGTCAGCTTCAACTCGTAAGACTTGCGATCCGGGTTTGAACAGTGGCGTGTACCGGTTGTTGCAGGTGATGGTCGATGAGCCGATGATGCGCTGGCCCTGACTGTCACGAACGAGTTTGGAACCGTCCGCGAAGCAGCAGGGGAA